ACTCTGTACGTTTTCAACCCTAGTAAGAAGTAACCAATCTTGGTACCTTTGTAAAGGCATCATCAAATCATAGAGTGAAGATGAGAAAGTTTTATGTGCATCGTACTGCCCCTCTCCGTGGATAAGAGGTATATCTTGATGCGGATATGGCGAAGGATCAAACTGTATAACCACACTCTCATCTGCCACCACAATACGATAAAGACCGAACGGTGCGGATATGCCCAAACGATTTGGGTCCATATAAACATAAAGAGTGTTAAGTACATGAGCGTAACCAAGACCAAAGTGATTTTTATAGTCGCTAGTATAACTCCCCGTAAGCGTTTGGTCTATGCTCTGATCACGAATAGTGTCTTTCAAAAATTGATTGGAATTCCATGAAACATTAGGTCTTTTGTTCTCTAATCTTTCTAAATTCTGATAGTGTCCACGTCTATATAAAGCAGTTAAACTCGCCCAAGTTCTGTAACCAACAAAGTCTGCCTCGTGTCTATTTTGAGCAGTGACTCTTGGATCGGGGAAATACGCCCATGGATCTATATTAACTGGTGTATTTCCATCCTTGCCATAGAAGTTAGCTACTGGAGCCATGCCATATCTATTGTTGTCTAAAAAGATTTGATAGAGCTTTTGCTCATATCCGACTTTTCTCATATTATGATGTAGTCTTCTTTCTAGAAGTCTAGCGGCTCTTCTATCTGACTCCATGCTAGTCCTTTCAATTCTGAAAGGGGGAGCACCACCAAATATAGCTAGATTATATGTACAGATAGTATCAGATATAGACCTACTATAAGGTGTCTTAATCTGATCAATTAACCTATATTTCTTAGAGTTACGAGAGTTAGAGCTAGTATTGCTACCTGCTGAAACAGTTCTGGCAGATCTAACATCATCGACAACTCGGCTTGGAACATATATGTCATGTGTTACCTCAGCATCAGACCAGTAATCATATCGTTTAGATATACGGTCATAACTTAAATCAAAGTGTGAATGGACAAAGTCTACTAATTTTTTCTCAGTTTCTTGATCCAGATTTTGAGCAGCGTTTTCAGAGTTATCCAATGCACGAGCAACTTGGTCCACTCCCACCTGCACTTCTGCACGAACCACTTCCATGCGGTCTCTAATAGATCCCATATCTGGCTTAGTAGATTCAGGATCTTCTGCATCAGATAGTCGGCTGTATTCTTCAACCACTTGTGCATCATTAATAATATCTCTCTTAATGTCATCTCTAGCATTCTTAATTGCCTCCATGGGGTTAACCTGTGGACCCATGACATCAGGACCCACAATCTCATTCATTCTCTCTCCCGCAGCGTTGTCAGATATTTGATCTGTGTTGTAGACTATTGAGTCTAATCCTGATTGGTCGCCTCGTTTATCTGCCATGTTAATCCTTATGTTTTCTTTCTACGGGGTGCAAAGTGAATTGCATCACTCTTCTCCATAATCTTGCAGCCATTCTTCATGTTACCTTTAGTTTTAACTCTAGGTCTCTTAGCTTTCTTGATATTTATATTCTTAGGCTGCATCATATCCACCCATACCTGTATTATACCCAAAGACATAGACATAAATCTACACTATATTCTAACAAAAAGCTAGTAAGAGTTTTCTAATTCTCCAATACCCCTTACATTATTTAAATCAATATTCGTCATAGTTGCATTCATCATGAGTGGCATAGATGAAGCGGCAAGGAATAATGCAGTCACTGCATCGTCATGAAAACCTCTTGGAGCTTCATATCTTATTCTACCAGTAGGTGTGATTGTGTAAGAATAAGCCTCTAGCTCTCTCCACAAATGAGTAGTATCATGACTAGGATCTGCAATAGTTCCTGGTTTAGGTATTCTCAAAACACCTTCTTCTATTAAAAGCATAAGGTTCTGAACCATTTGTGCTTTCTTTTCATTAGTAAACTTTACAGGTTCTATAGCTAAACCTTTACTTGACAAGTTCTCAAAGATAGGATCTCCAACACCAGTGGCATCCATAATAACTTTTCCACGAAACCTAGAACAAAAGTATTCTATTCGTTGACTGATTATAGACCAGTCAAGTTGGTTGAATCTATCAAAGCCTATGACATTATTACTAGAGTCAAGAGCAACTAAACATGTAAAGTCAGTGTGTTTAGCTAAGTCAATTCCTACACGACAACCATCAGCCTGTGGTAGTAGGGTAGTATTCTCACTTCGTGCCATCATCTGATCTAAGCCACGGAAGACTGCACCTCCTGTATCCATGAATTCTGCCATAAATTCTTGCTTAAACATGTCAGAGGGCAGTTCATCACGGAGTCTATCTAGCTCTTCGTCACTAATAAAAGGGTTAGTTTTGGTAGGAAACCTATAAGTCTTCCAAGGATTAGGTGTACCATTCTCTAATTCTTTATCTAAACCACGGAGATAGAATTTATGAAAAGCATTTTTGCCCTTTGGGGTACCCATAACCCATGCCCAACCCGTTCTATCTAATAACATCGCAGCAATAGGACCAGACCAAAGCTCATCTAGGTCAGAAATAAAACCTGCCTCATTTAGAATAACACCATCATACTGACCTCCTCGGAGGTTATCAGGTTGATCTGCTGAGAAAAATGTAATTCTATCGCCATTTATCAAGCGAACTTCCATGGGAGGTGTCTCAATACACTTCTCAACTAAACCTCCACTCTCAGCAAAGGCTCTAAACACTCTAAAACTTTCTTTTCCCTGTGGATTATAAACAGGATTCAGCCAAGCATATAACTTTTTACCTCTAGGACTCTTATGTGTAAGGCTATGAGATAAAATTTTAATGGCAGCCATGTGATCTTTGCCCCATCTACGACCACATACTAAAGTAATAAATCTATGAGGATCTTCTAATACTAATTGTTGGGCGTGATGTGCCTCAAAAGTTACGTCAGTCATCTTTAGTAGGTCTCTTAAAAGATAAAGTATTTACTTTCTCGGCTCTTCCTTGAATAATACCATCAACAGGAGCGGATAAATTATCAAAATCCACACTTGGTCCAGTTTGATTTATAGTAATATTTACTTTACCACTCTCCATTGGGTTCTGTTTACCTTGCATACTTATAGGAGCTTGGTTAGGTAAGCCTTTTTGCAGTACCATTTTAAATAATTGTAGTTGACCATCTGTTAAAGCACGGTCTTCTGGTACCATTAACTGTACAGTTCCATTATTTCCGTAAACTCGCTCTGGTTTAGCGGTCATATAGGAGACTAATTTGTCTGCCATATCAGGTAAATACTGATATATGCGGTCAATAAACTGTCTTTGGTTTCCAAGAAAAGAGGGATGCTGCAACATCATATCTTCTTGTTCAACTTTTGCTAATTCATGTTCTAATTTAACGGCATTCTCTAACCGCTTGGGAACTTTACTAATTCTTCTTGCCACTCTTAGGTTCTCCAGACATTCCAGACACCCCCCAATTTTATAATATAATAAAAAAAAATAAAAAAAATGTAAAGTTAATACTCAAAAACTAAGGGACTAGGTTCCCCCCGCACACGCATCGGCGATGGAACCATCTCGGGGGTCGGTTTTTCTAGGGGGGTGGGGGTCAATATTTTTATTTGTAAATTTAGGCGAGGGGCATGGCAAATAGGTCTAACAGTCCTGTAAGTGGTAGGCGGTATTCCACAGTCAGCAACGATTAGAGCGTAGCTGTCCTGTAGCTGTGTCAACTTTTGTGTCATTTTTTATGTCTGACTGTGTCTGCATGTCTGAATGTCTGACATTTTTTGTGATTTGTGATGCGTTTTTTAAATTTTTCAGGTTCAGCCTGAAATTTTTTTAATGCTCAGACTTTGGCTTGAACATTAGGTTTATAATGATTGATTGTGCAATATTTGATTAAAAAGTTAATTTCTTGCACAAATATAGATTATATTCTCTTGACATATTTTGATTTTGAAATTAATCTCCAAGGGAGATTGACAGACAGAGGAGATACAAAGGTTTTTAAGGACTGACCGCCCGCCCCGCAGATTGAGGTAACTGCTTAGATAACCGCCAAGTAAGGTTTATGTACGATCCAAAAAATCTGACTACTAGCATGGGTAAATAGCTAGCCAAAGAGATTAGAAAGCCTGTAATGCTGATTTGGTGCAAAACACGATCCACTCTCAAGGCACAGGATTGTTTCTAATCAACTCCAAAGAAATTAATTAGGGGGCAGTTTCGATTGTAGCCTAGTAAGTTATTGATCAACTTATAGTAGTTCAAATTTTTGAAATTTGCGAAAGACGTAGAGCAAGTATGCTCGACTTGGTCTTTAACTGAAGTGTAGTTTTTACTTTGAATACATTATCCATAAACTGCCCCTTAAAAATACTGTAATGCAATGTGTGTTGCATCTGATGATCTCAAAAGAGTGAAACAGTTAACTGACAGACTGAGGAGTTTCAATATGAAATTATTAAGAGATAAGAACATTCAAAAAGGTATTTTCAATGCAGACAATTATCCAAACGAGATGATAGCTAAGAATATGAAAGCTATCATTTATGACCTAGAGATTTTAGATTTGAATATCGAAAGTGATGGCAGTATCGCCATGGATAGTTTGGAGATCGAAAGGTTTGGGGAGCAAGG